TTCTTCCCACCGTTCTTCCCATTCTTCCCGTTCTTCCCACCGTTCTTCCCACCGTTCTTCCCGTTCTTCCCATCATTCGGTGGTGGAAACAAGTGGGATCCAAGAGCGACATAATATAAGATAATAAATAAAAGATATACCACATCAGAAATGGTGTGGTATACTTTTATCTAGGCTTATTAAAAAGAAAGTGGTACTAATATGTACGAAGTTTATGACGAAAACCAAAATCCATGGTTTACAAAAGATAGATCAGAAACAGCATTAAATAGATATCCAACAAGAACTATGAGCAATGGCTTTATAGTTGAAAATCCAGCATTAGGAATAAATTTATATAGGAATACATTTTCAAAAGAAGATTCGGAAAGATATATAAATATTCTTGAGTCAAACTTGGGCGGTAACGGAAAATATACCTGGTCAGACGCAAAGGTTACAAATTCAGATGTGCCAATCAAAAAAGCAAGAGATTGTGTAGATTTTAAGTATAAGCAAGAAAATTTGGGGCCAAGAGATGAACATAATGCTGAACTTCTTGACCTTCATGAAGAAATATATCAAAAACTAAAAATATGTGTTGATGATTATGCAAAATATTGGGGAATTCACGTTATATATTATGAGGCGTTTAATTTTGTAAAGTATGAGGGCGAAGGAAAGCACTTCAACATTCATGCAGATCATGGTCCAATGTATAATTGTACGGTTTCTGCGGTAATATACATTAATGAAGACTATGAGGGTGGAGAGATTAAATTCCCAAGACTTGATGGATATACACATACACCAAAAGTTGGAGATATTCTTCTTTGTCCATCTAATTACATATACGAACATGCATCTTTACCAATGAAATCGGGAGCAAAATATTGCGTTGTCGTTATGACAGACATTAATGAACTAGGACATAAGTAGTGTCCCTTATTGCCAAATTTGTTTCTTACAGACCTTGGCTAAACAAAGAAAGCAAGTCTGTTCCAGTCCCAACACAAAAAGAAATGCCAGATTGGTATAAAGATGCAGACAGATTTGCTAAAATGCCTAACGGCGAATACTACAAAGCGCCAAAAGAGGTTTGTCCCTTTCCAAAAGAAGGAACAACAGACGACTTTGGTAAGGTCCCAACATGGAAAGCATGTCCAGCAATTATGGATGCTTTTGCAACAGGATATGTTTTTAGAACTCCATGTGATTTAACATTTTTTAAAAATGCTCAAGGAATTATAAGTGTTAAAGTAGAGGATTCAAAGTGTCAAGATTTTTGTACACAAAGACCGCCAATGCCACAGTTTGAGCATCCTAAAGGATACTACACTCACCACTTTGCTTGGTCTGCTGACTGGGGCTTAGAGTTACCAGAAGGCTATAGCGCTTTGTTCATGACACCAATGAATAGATTTGACTTGCCATTTTTAAATACAACTGGAATTGTTGATAGCGACAAAGTTCATTTGTTGGGAAGTTTTCCATTTTTTATAGTAGAAGGATGGGAAGGAACTATCCCAGCAGGAACTCCGTATCTACAAATTCTTCCTTTTAAAAGAGACAACTGGGACCATGAAATAGAGATAAGCGATTCTTCTAAGATCTATGGTAAAATAATGGATAATGCAAAAACTTATCGCCAGCCAGATGGCGGGGTATACATAAAAAGTGTTTGGTCAAGAAGAGAATACAAATAGGAGAAATGATGCAAACTTGGACAGAAAAAGAAGTGCTTGGCAATGGTATTACATGCTATAGAAATGTTATAAAAAAAGAAATTGATGTTATTAATAGACTTGAAAATATTCTAGGATCTGTTGCTGGATACGGGCAATTGTCGGCAGAAGGTAAAAGATATCACTGGATGCCAGCATATGTTGGGTATCAACAGTTAATGCCAGACTACAGAGACTGTGTTGATTTTAAGTTTAAGAAAACAGACATAGAGGCAGACAAGAGTGAAGATTCATTAAAACTTCAAGCGCTTTGGCAAGATGTTTATGACGCTCAGTCAGCAGCAGTAGAGGATTATCGTAAAGACTATAACATAATGCCTCTTAAGTATTGGGAGGCTTTTAACTTTATCAAGTATGGCCCAGGGCAACACTTTAAAGAACATCACGATCACGGATATTCGTATAATTGTACGGTTTCATTAGTTGCATATGTAAATGATGATTACGATGGCGGAGAATTGTATTTTAGACTTCAAGGTTTAAATATTAAACCAAAGGCTGGAGATCTATATGTATTTCCTTCTAACTTTATGTATCCACATCAAGCAATGCCAGTTCATTCTGGAACAAAGTATTCTATTGTAACAATGCTTGATTATAGTAAAAAGTATCATACACCAGATATGTATGACCCAAAGTGGGATAACGAATAATGTTTAATATTTCAGTCGAAAAAATGCATGGGGCACCATTTTCAATATCTCCAATGTCAATAAAAAGAGATTGGATGGATGTTACATCAGAGAAGCATGCATATAGATGTTTTCCTGTTACTCAGGCAAATGTAATAGGCTGGAATATTTTTTGTGAAGAAGATATTGAGTTTGTTTGGGATGGAATAAATGACCAAACCGATAAACACATAAATATAATCTCTAGCCCACAAGGATCTTATGCAGGCAGAGGGCAATCTTCAATTAGTTTAAATACTGGACTTATATTTAGAACAGATTCTGATGTTAGCATTTTTACTATAAATCCAGTTAACTATTTTAATGAAGATTTTGAAACTATGTCAAACCTAATTACAACTTCATTCTACGATAATCCATTACCTTTAGCAATTAAAGCAAAGAGGGCTAATCAAAATATAGTTATAAAATCTGGCACTCCATTGGCAACAATTATTCCGATATCATTAACAAATTTAAATAATAGCACGATAGAGGTTTTTGAATATAAGGATGAAGATAAGTCACGAATGAATGCCAACATTTCTTATGGAGAGGCTGCACAAAAAATCAATTCTACTGGTGGCTGGACTGATTGGTATCGAGATGCTGTAGATGAAAACGGAAAGTCACTCGGATCTCATGAAGTAAAAACTCTTAGGCTAAATGTAAAAGATAATAGGAGCACTAAATAAATGAACGAATTAAATACATCACATTCCGATATAATAAATAAATATTTGCAGGATGCCAAAGACAGAAAAGTTGGCCACTATATGATTACAGTAGCAAGAGATGGAGAAGACCCCGTAAGATCTATTATATCTTTTCAAAATATAGAAGATGCTGTAGATGGTTATAGAATGTATCAGGATGCAGGTTTTGCAAAAGATTATTTAACTGTTTCCTTGTACGAGCCCTGCGGAAAAGTAACTACAAAAGTATTAAAAAGAAATCATGCTGGAGATCCATCTTTTGTAAGACAAAACTATATTGATACCACAGATGCCATTTATAAAATAAAAGATAAGTTAGATAAAAAAGACTACGAAGATCTTTGCTTAAAAATTGCTACATCATTTGGAAAAGATAACTGGAGATTTAATGTTGAAAGGTTTTTGAAAAAATTAGAAGTAGAGGGAGAATTGTAGGGCAAAAGTCCTATGATATAATTCAAACATGAATCCACAAGATGCAGTTACAGTAGTAAGAAAGCCCTCCAGCACACCCTCTGGGTTTTTTGGAAGTGGTCCAGAAAACATCATTGAACTAGAAAATTTTATGACGCAGGAAGAGGTCGATTTCTTAGATAAAGCAGCAAGAAGCATAACAATTTGGGATATAACACAAAGCCATAAGAATGAAAACGGAGTAATTATTTATGATGCAGATTATTGGAAAGATCGAGTAGCAAGTGCTCCATCATTAAATCAAAATGATCCAAACATTGTTCCAGTAATTATAGGATTGTTTAACAAACTACAGCCAGTTATTGAAGAATTCTTTAATGTAAAAGTTAGGCCAACTGGACAAACAATTGTAAAGTGGAATCCAGGACAGTATCAACTACCGCATGCAGATAAAGAGTTACACTCTGGACCAGATGCTGGAAAGCCAAACGATTTCCCAAACTATGACATAGCAAGTTTATTTTACATTAACGATGACTATGAAGGTGGAGAATTGTATTTTCCAAATCAAGGAATACAGTTTAAGCCAAAGCGTGGATCTGCATATTTTTTCCCAGGGGACATGAACTATGTGCATGGGGTAACAAAAATTAAAAATGGCATTAGATATACCTGTCCATTTTTTTGGGAGATTCTTGAGCATACTGGAGAAATAAAACCAGACTTTGCTAAGGAGTATCATAGAATTTTTCCTAATGACGAGTCAATAAGGGCCTGGGATCCAGACAATGGAATTAGGAATAACTAATGAATTTTATAGAAATATATCCAAACATTTTAGTTTATAAAAACATTTTTGAAAATGTAGAAAAAATGTATCAAATTTTAAAAGAGTCTTCAAATGATAATACGGACAGAATATTTGGAGAATGGTCACAGTGGGCACAATTTGGTAAATATATAAACTATCCAGCAGGAAACACTTTCGGCAAAGAGTGGAGTTATGAAAATTTAAAAGAAATAAAAACTGAAACTAAGAATCAAGAGGATCAAAAATATTTTCTTTTAGAGTTAGCAAGCGGATTTGATAAGGTGACTCAGGACTACATTCTTAGATATGGTAAAGATTTTAATTTTGATAGTAAAGAAATTGTTGAGAATAGAGATGGAGAAAGATTTCCTTTATGGAAAATGTATGGCCCATCAATATGTAGTTATCACAAAGATATATTAGACAAAATGTCAATGACATATCATTCTGATTTCATTAGAGAGCCAATTCCAAGTCCAGGATATAAGTTTGCAATTACTGCAAATGCTTACTTTAATGATGATTATGACGGGGGAGAGATTGATTTTTATGTAGGAGGAGAGTTGATAAAGTATAAGCCAGAGGCTGGAGACTGGCTGGTATTTCCTTCGGGTCATCCAGAGGTGTTGAAAAAAAATGACAGTGTTTACTTACATGGGGTATTTCCTTCGTCTGGAAATGAAAAATATTTTGCAAGAATGTATTGGAGAAAGTATAGTCTAGGAAGCGAAGAGTGGTTTAAAAAAGAGGCCGAGTTTGGGAAAAAAGAATGGTATGATATGCAGGATAGCATAAATCAGGAATATTGGCAGACGCTGCCAAACAGGTTTGAAATACCAGAAGGAGTTAGAGTAAGATGAACCTAGAAAACAAATCAAGGATAACAAAAGATATAGTTATTTATGAAGACTTCATATCTCCAGAAGTTGCAGAAAAACTTGTAAAGGTTTTAGACAAGCATGCTGAAGTTGGAACAATTACATGGATGCCAATATCATTCTACGAATCTTATTCGTCTGTCCTTCCTCAAGATGATGATGAGCATGTAATTTCTGAAGGTTTGCCTTCTGATATTTTTTCACAAATGAAGCAGGGAATAATAGAGGCTGTTGCAAGCGTACATGATTTAGATCCAAAGGTAATTTGTCAAATTGGATATCATACACAAAAGTGGGAGCCAGGAGCATATGCTAGAAAACATTCAGACAACACAGATGAGCATGGAAAGTCTGGGGCTTTTACTAGAAGTAGATATGCAGCATTTTTATACTTGAATGATAATTTTGAGGGAGGATTTTTACAGTTCCCTGATCAAGATATTAGCATTAAGCCAAAAGTAGGAATGCTTGCTGCTTTTGACGGCGGTTTTAATAATATGCACGAGGTAACAGTTATAACCAAGGGAGTTAGATATACCATAGGTTCGTTCTGGGATTATCGTGAAGAAGATGCATATCCGCAAGAGGTCAGAGACGCATGGGCTGAAGAAATGAAGCAAACCAGAGCACAGCAAGAGGTTGAAAGAGCAGAGTGGCAAGAACTACTAAAGCAGGGTTGGAAACTTGATGCTAATGGAAATAAGTATAGGGCTGAGGAGTTATAAATGGAAGTTTTTTTAAAAAAACAATTTGACGACGCTGGCTTTAAGACAGAAGTTTTTCATGAGCAGGTTCTTTCTGTAGAAAACTTTTTGTCAAAAGAAGAGTTGGATTCGGTATGGGATATTATCAATAGAACTCCTGAAGAAGAGTGGTCAAAAGCATATAGAGAAAGTCTTTCTAGGTTTTGTTTAGAAAAATTTGGAAGAAGTGATGTAGAGAATTTGGTTGCTGAAGGTAAATATGAAATTACACAAGGATGGGACGATAAAAATCTAGACATTGGAACTGAAAAGGTTAGCAGGACAGCACATAAGAGAGTTTCTGATCTACTAAGTCTGGCAGATAATAATCTAGAACTTGCAGGATTTGGAACAATGCAGCGAATGCAGTCTGGGGTTCAATTAAAATCTCATACAGATCAGCATACAGATCCTTCCATAAGGTATGCTGCTATTCTTTATATAAATGATGACTATAAAGATGGAACCCTGTTTTTTAAAAATAAAGAAAATTCAGATATGAGGCCAAAACCAGGAACGCTTTTGATTTTTCCAGGTAATGAAGAGTTTGAGCATGGAGTTAGACATGTAGGAGAAGGACCTATTAGATATGTTACTGTAGGATTTATAAAAGTTATAGGCTTTTATGAAAATAATAAATACTAGGAGAAAAAATGGACAGAGAAATACTTGAAGAAAAGGTTTACTATTACACTAACGTAATTGAAGACCCAAAAAAACTTGTTGACGCAATTGAGAATGATAACAAGGACCCTTGGGGTGAGTGGATGGCCTGCAGCGGTCAGCACTATGTTTATGGAACAGATAAGCAGATTGTTGAATCGGTAGAAAATGACTACATCTATAAAACACTGCAAAAGGCATTTGATGATGTTGCAAGAGACTATGCTAAGGCTCAAGGCATTGAAGAAGAGCCAAAGTTGTTTCCACAATACCCTATTAAAAAGTATATGCCTGGAACATTTATGGGCGCCCATTTTGATCAACAAGAAGGAGATGAAAGACTTAAGGTTTCTTTTGTAATGTATCTTAATGATGACTACGAGGGCGGAGAGATATCGTTTACCATTGCTTCTCCAGATGGTGTGCTAAGTCAGGCAAGTCCAGAGGCTGATTTTGCAGAAGCAGAAAAAAACAAAAATTATACTTTTGCAGTAAAGCCAAAAGCAGGAAGCATCATCGTCTTTCCACCATCTCCACCTTATCATCATACTGCACATCTTGTTAAGAGTGGCGAAAAGATCATGGTTCCACAACACTGGATTCATTGATACAAAACGCTATCGTTATGTTAGAGGTGTACAATTTCTGCAAATTTAATTGAGTTTTTTCCTACACCAGTAAAAAACTTGGAGTATCTATTTCCAGAACCAGTTGCTTGTTCAAATGCAATACCATCATGGTATAAAGAGCAGCCTTCGTCTTTTAGCAAAGACAATGAAGACAGAAATTCAAAATTAACAGTAAAAAAATGTCTTCCATTTTTTGATTCAATGTCAATGGGATACCTTTTTAGAATGCCAGTAGATTTATACATCAATACAAAAAATGGTAAGTCAGAATGTAGCATACCAGATCAGTTTTCTTTAGTTAAGCATAAAATTATTGATTGGCATTCTTCAGAACATATATCCCACTATCCTGTTGATTTTAATATATATCTAAAAGATGTATTTAGAATTAATTTAATGTGGATGATTAAAACTCCTCCAGGTTATAGTACTTTGTTTACCTCTCCTATGCACCAAGGACATATTCCAATAAAAGCAATAGAGGCAGTTATAGATACCGACAACTTCTTAACTGCTGGTCTTAACTCATTCTTTTTGCAAAAAGATTTTGAGGGAACAATAAAACAAGGAACTCCGATAGTACAAATAATACCGTTCAAAAGAGAGTCTTGGGATATGGTTATTGATTTAAATCATGATCCAAAAAATATATTTAATCAAAGAAAACAAGGAGACGCTTTGTTTCCAAACGCATACAGACACATGGCGTGGGAAAAAAAGAACTTTAATTAACCTCAATCTCTTAACAATACATTGAGAGTTTTGCTTTTTACAAAACTCTGCTATAATTAACACTTATTCCGTTTTTGAAAGGACGATATACATTATGTCAGATTTTTTTAGTTTTAGGCTTCCAGAAGATTTTATAGAAAAGTACAAAGGTGCAGAAAGCCCATTTGGATTTAAAGATGCAGCAGAAAATTCACTTGGAGAGATTACTTTCATCCGTACTTATTCTCGCATGAAGGAAGATGGAACTAAAGAAAGATGGCATGAAGTTTGTCGTCGTGTAATCGAGGGTATGTATTCAGTTCAGAAGAATCATGCTAAGGAAAACAGACTACCATGGAACGACTATAAGGCTCAGAAGTCAGCACAAGAAGCATTTGATAGAATGTTTAACCTAAAGTGGACACCACCAGGTCGTGGTATGTGGGCATTTGGAACTCCTATGACTATGGAGAAGAAGAACTCAGCAGCACTACAAAACTGTGCAATGGTTTCAACAAAAGATCTTGACAAGAATGATCCAGGGGCTCTCTTTGCTTGGGTTATGGATGCCCTTATGCTTGGCATCGGAGTTGGGTTCGATACTGTGGGTCAGGACAAGGGTTTCTTAATTTACAGCCCCACAGAGCCAGAGCAGATTTATGAAATTCCAGACACTCGTGAAGGTTGGGTAGAATCAGTGAGAGTTTTGATAAACTCATATCTCAGACCTAATCAAAATATACAGAAGTTTAACTATGACCTAATTAGGCCGCTAGGAGCCCCTATAAAGGGCTTTGGAGGCGTTGCGTCTGGTCCCGCACCTCTTATTAGGTTGCACGAGCAGATTGACCGTGTAATAGGCTCTAGAGCGGGAGAAACACTAGATTCTCGTGCCATTGTAGACTTGGTAAACCTAATAGGAACATGTGTTGTTTCTGGAAATGTTAGACGCTCTGCAACACTCGCTTTGGGTAGTGCTGGAGATGAAGCGTTTATGAATTTGAAAAACTCTGAAGTTTTCCCAGAGCGTAACTCGTTTGATCCAGAAAATCCAGGTTGGGCCTGGATGTCTAATAATTCTATTTCAGCAGAAGTAGGAACAAAGTACGAAGACTATGTAGATTTAATTACAGAAAACGGAGAACCAGGTTTTATCTGGCTTGATGTTGCTCGTAATTATGGAAGGCTAAAGGATGCGCCAGATGGTAAAGACTATCGTGTGATGGGCTTTAACCCCTGTGCAGAGCAGCCATTAGAGTCATACGAATTATGTACACTTGTAGAAGTGCACTTAAATCGTCATGAATCTAAGGAGGACTTCCTGCGTACCCTGAAGTTCGCATACCTTTATGGAAAGACTGTTACACTTGTTCCAACACATTGGCAACAGACTAACGGCATCATGCAGCGCAATCGCCGTATTGGTACATCGCTTACTGGTATTGCATCATTTGCTGATCAAAAAGGTTTGCCAACGGTTCGTGAATGGATGGATGAAGGCTACACAACAATTCGTAAATATGATCACTCATACTCAGAGTGGCTATGTGTGCGTGAATCAATTCGTGTAACAACAGTTAAGCCATCAGGATCAGTTTCAATTCTTTCTGGTGCAACTCCTGGAGTTCACTGGGGACCTGGAGGAAACTTCTTCCTTCGTGCAGTTAGATTTGGAAACACAGATCCAATGATGCACTTGTTTAAAGCAGCAGGGTACACAATCGAAGACGACGTAGTATCAGCAAATACATCAGTTGTATACTTCCCAATTAAGTCAGGTCATCCAAGATCTGAAAAGGATGTTACATTGTTTGAGAAGATTGCCCTTGCTGCAACTGCTCAGAAGTATTGGTCTGACAATGGTGTTTCTGTAACACTTTCATTTGACAAAGAAACAGAGTCAAAGCATGTTGTTCCAGCACTTCATATGTACGAAGGACAACTAAAAGCAGTATCATTTCTTCCGATGGGCAATACCGTTTATCCTCAGCAACCATATACTCAGATTACTGAAGAAGAATATGAGTCATATGTTGGTAAACTAAAGCATATTGACTTTAGTGCAATTTATGATGGTGTGGATAATCTTGAGGCTCAGGGCGAAGCATACTGCACAACAGACTATTGTGAAATTAAAATAAACAAGTAGTCTTCTGTGGTAAAATAGACTCATTATGTCTAGTCCTTCCAACCTATATGCAGAAAAAGTGTTCTCGGAGCACCCTACTGGTCTATGGGCCTTGGATGATAATGCAGACTACGTCTCTTTAATTTCAGAGTCACAAAGAAACCTTTCAAATTGGACAATTATTGGCGGTACGTATGAAGCATACTCTCAATCAGTAGACGAGCCATTTATAAATAGTTATGTGGGCAAAATAACAGCAACTCCCACAAACAGTGAGTCAGGATCTGTTACTGCCATAAGTAATGACATAATGGGTTTAAAAGATTTAAACGAGTACCTAAGAACATTTTGTGTTGGAGGATATTTTTATTCTGAAAGTTCTTACATTTCTGGGTTTGAAATAGGGTATCAGTACGAAGATACAACAAGCGGACAAATGGTTACACATTTAAAAAATTATGATACTGTAATAAATAATAGTTGGGTTTTTATATCAGAAACATTTGACACTCCTCCAGACGATACAAACTTTAGGTTAGTTTTTAAAATTAATTTTATTGGTGGTTCAGAAACTGAAGATGTGTTTTTAGTTAATGGAATAAGTCTTGGACAGTGGTCGGAAGAGTTTGCCTCAACCTCTCTTGGCGTTACTCCTATAGACATTCCATCAACAATATCAATTGCTCCACAAAAAGGAATAGTTGCAAAATGTTACGGATTGCAAGATTTGGATGCCTATTATTTGATTTCTGACAACATGCTAAAAGCAAAAAATTTAGGAATTCCTATTGTTTATGGAACATCAAGTCTAACTGCACTTTATCCAAATGGGTCGAATCCATCTCTAATAGTTCCTGGTGTGGGATTTTTAAATGAGTCTGGAAAATTTAGAGAGTATACTTTAGAAACTTGGCTTAGAATAAACTCTTATTCAAATGAAGTAAAAAGAATTATTGGTCCAGTTGCATCCAATGACGGTATTTATGTAGACGGTCCTTCTATCGGACTTAAGATTGGTTCTGAATATAAAACATATTATGTAGGAGAGTGGACAAGGCCAATGCTTGTTCATTTAAGAATAGGAAAAGATGTTATTTCTTTGCTTATCAATGGTCAAGAGGTAATTTCTTTGGACTATTCTGTAAATTCGTTGTCAGTTCCATCAATGTTGAATCAAACCGAAAAGGATCAAGACTGGATTGGCTTTTATGCACACGAGGACATATATCCAATAGAAATAGACTGTGTAGGAATTTATCCTTATGTTGTCCCAACTGCCGTAGCAAAAAGAAGATTCGTTTTTGGTCAAGGAGTAGAAATTCCAGAAAATATAAATACTTCTTATAGTGGAACATCTGTTTTTATTGATTATGCTTTTGCTGATTATACTTCAAACTATTCTTATCCAAAAATTGGATCTTGGCAACAAGCATTTAACGATAACACATCAATAGTTAATAAGGCTTTGTCTGTACCATCTGCCCCACTTCCAAAAATATTTTTGTCATCAAAAACAGAGAGTGAGTTGTTCGCTAGTTGTAAAACCATACAGCAGTCAGATTCAGTAAACTTTTTTACATTTAGGCCAGACGCATCTTGGAACGATGTTTCAGGATATTTATTTTTTGAAAATTTTGATTTTATTAAAGAACCTACTTCTGCGTTTTATGGCTGTTTTAGGCTTCCTCAGTCTTCTAGCACTAAGCAAACGCTTTTTAGAATTGAAAAAGAAAACACAAGCAGTTATTTTGAAATAGAGTTGCTTAACAATCAAATTTCTTATGTAATAAATTATGATGGAGTTTTAGAAACAATATACTCTCCAACAATAGCGGAGCCATTAGAGTTGATAGATATAGGACTAAACATTCCAGCGTTTATTTCAAGATTTGGAAATCCAGCAGCAGACTTTTTTGGATCTTTGTCAGATTTAAGAATGTATGTTGGTGGCAAAAAAAATGGAACTCAGACATTTACTGGAAAAATTTACAAGATAGGGTTTTGTAGTAAATACAATTTTCAAAAAATTAGATCTTTGTTTAATGAAATAGGTGTCCCAGTTTGGAACGAAGACTTGTTTGCTATTTATCAAAATAATCAATTAATAAACATAGATGGAGGATTAGACACAACCTCTCTGCCACCATATGGCTCTGTAAATGATACTGCCAATGGTGCTATTAGTGGAGGCGGAGTCTTTATATCAGACGAAGACTTTCTTTTAGATCATACAGCAACATATACACTTGTACCAGATCAAGTTTTTGATACTTACAAACTTACTGTTTCTGCAAATGCATATTGGGAAGACCAAATACCATTAACATATTTTGCAGAGTCTGTTTTGGATAAACGAGGAGACCAATATTTTGATCTTGATTTTATTCAGTTTAATGTTGATTATCCAGTAACGTCAAAAACAATTGCTATAGATAGTGAGCCAGTAGAATGGACATATGCAGATCTGGCAAATGAATATGGAATTCCAATTCAAAGAACCTATGAATCGCTAGATAATTATTTGTTTACTGGATACAATGATTATGAAGATTTAAAAAATAAAATTGCAAAAGATTATAGGTATGATACCGACGGCGCAGTTGTAAAAACCTACGTAACATTTCAGTACACAGAACTGGGAGCCAACCAAACACCGTTTTATTTTACAAAAACAGAGAGGCCATCTAGAAACGGAATATTGATTCCAAAATCAGATTGGATGACTACAAAATATGAAGTCGTAGATAACATGATTATTTACCCACCTTCTGGAGTAGATTTTAATGATCTTTCTATTGTAACCCATATAGACATTAATGTTAAAAACTCTCAGACAAACAATGTTAATATCAAAAAACTTTCTTACGCTTCTCAGGCATTAAATGAATCGGACGGAAGCCCTATTGGTACAAGATTTGGCACACCTCTTTATCCATATACAAAGACTGGCATTTACTATAATTTTAAAAAGAACAATCCATTTTCAATATATACTGGATCATCTCCATATTTGTATTTAACAAAAAATAGCGGAATTCAGATAAAAGGACAATACGATCCTTTGGTAAATCGTGGATTGTCTATTCCAATTAATCCTAGTAGAGCAAATAATTTTAAAGTAATTGCAGCGCAGATGGCTGTAAGATTTGATGGCGACTATTTTCCATATGCTCCAACACAAATATTTGAAATAGAAAGCAAATCATCATATATAAAGTTTTACATGGTTGCATGTGATCCTACTGGAAGAAGGGCAAAAGTCTATGGTATAGATGCCAAGACTGGTCTAGTTCAAAATGGAATAGGTTTTTATTGGAACGGCAAAGTTGTTAAAGAGCCAGTCATAACTCTTCAAGAATGGGGCTTTTTGGGAATTAATTTTGCAGATAGTTTAGAGTTTTCATATTTTGAGGGGGCTGTAAGATTGACTGGGCCATTAGTATTCAACAGCATATCCTATTACCAATCAACAAATCTTCAAGAGGTTCAGAATATATCAGAAAGACCCTGGTTTAGGGTAAAGATTTTGTCTGGTGGCCCTTTGGACTGGGAGTTTTGGCATACTGGTCCATTTAACTGGAACAAAGTTCTTGTTTTAACAGAGACCAGTTACTATGGAGTAAATCCTTCAGAGGTGTATAAGAGTTATACAGGAACCAATAAGATAGTTGTAGGGGATAATGTTCCAATAAGTGTTGGAAACTACGGTTACTCATTATACAATGACATATTCTGGAACAAATTTACTGTTGATCCAGTTTAATATGGTATACTTATTGTCATGGATTCATTAATAAACCCAAAAACTGGTAAGCCAATTGTACAAAATGTGCGACGTAAGGTCATTGAAAAGAACTATAACTGGGGGCTTTATGTTTATAAAAGAGCAAACGGCAAGTGGTTTACAGACGGTCATGGATCAGTTTTAAATATTCCATCTGAAAAGGGCGATATTTCTAAAATTGCAGAACTAAAAAAGGTTGCAATGTATTATGGCGACCCTGGAGATGGACAAGCAATATTTGTTCCAGGTGGAACAAGGGTATCAGAAGAAGAATATTCAGAGCAAGTAGACAGAATGAAGTCAGGACTTATTCCATCACTAAACGATCTTGGCGCAGTTCAGGAAGCAAAAGATACGATTGCTAAGTATGGAGATGAGGAATAAAAATGGAAGAGTATACAATAAGTGCAAAAATTGACGAAGCAATAAAAAAAGATGATCCTTTTTCAAAGTCAGATCCATTCAATAACACATGGGACACACTAAAAACATTAGACGGTTTGGATTCAAATTTTAAAAGAAGAACTAGCAGGCTATCTACCAAAGCGTTGCAACCAACACCACAATATACAACTGCAGCGTTAGCAGGAAAAAGCGGTATTGATGGAGCACAGTCAAAAGAAATAAACCCAGGGCTAGTATATGTAAACGGCTATGGAATGTTTGACGTTATTACACCACCTTGGAATCTGTATGAATTAGCAAACTACTACGATACATCATTTGCAAATCATGCAGCAATTGATGCCAAGGTAGAGAATATAGTTGGACTTGGTTACGAGTTTAAGGTTTCTCCAAGAACCATGATGAGGCTCGAATCATCAGAAGATAACAGCGCAACACAAAAAGCAAGAAAAAGAATTGAAAGAGCAAAGATTGAAATGCGTGACTGGCTAGAGTCTCTTAATGACGATGACTCTTTTACTGCAACGATGGAAAAGGTTTACACAGATCTTCAGTCTACTGGAAATGGATACCTAGAAATAGGAAGAACAACTCGTGGAGAAATTGGATATGTTGGTCACATTCCAGCAACAACCATGAGAGTCAGAAGATTGAAAGATGGGTATGTTCAGATTATTGGAAATAAGATTGTTTACTTCCGCAATTTTGGAGCAAAAAATCCTAATCCTCTTACAACAGATTCACGTCCAAATGAGATAATTCACTTCAAACAATACTCACCTCTTAATACGTTTTATGGAGTGCCAGACATTATGTCAGCAATTAACTCATTGCACGGAGACTCTCTTGCCTCTCAGTACAACATTGACTACTTTGCAAATAAGGCAGTTCCAAGATATGTTGTAACATTAAAGGGTGCAAAACTTTCTGGAGATGCAGAAGATAAGATGTTTAGATTTTTGCAAACAAATCTTAGAGGACAGTCACATAGAACGCTGTATATTCCATTGCCAGGCGATACAGAAAATAATAAAGTAGAGTTTAAAATGGATCCTATTGAAGATGGAATACAGGATGGATCATTTAAGGAGTATCGTAAGCAAAATCGTGACGATATTTTGGTAGCACATCAAGTTCCACTTTCAAAATTGGGCGGTAGCGATTCTGCATCTATAGCAGCAGCGCTTGCACAAGATCGAACTTTTAAAGAGCAGGTTGCTCGTCCAGCACAACGACAACTAGAGAAAATGATTAACAAGATCATTCGTGAAAAAACAGATATTCTTGAGTTTGTATTTAATGAGTTAACCTTAACTGATGAAATTGCACAATCTCAAATACTTGAGAGATATGTAAAGAATCAGATCATAACTCCAAACGAAGCAAGGGTTATTCTTGATATGCCACAGCGAGAGGGCGGAGACGAAGTCCTACAGTTAAAGCCAGAGGCTGCAGCAGAGGCAACTACTACAAGGTCTAGAGATTCAGAAAGAACAAATAATAACTCTGATAGCACATCAACAGTTGCTGGAAGAAACCCAAAGGGTGAAGGTAGAAAAACTCCTTAATGTCCGATTTGTCCAGAATGTGATACTTATATAAAATGGAGGGTATAATATAGTGGTGACCAATATATCTAAGGCCCATTGGAACTCCGATGGGGATAATCTTCGTCTCTCAATGCCTTTTAGTAAGGTAGATAAGGAAAGACGTATTGTTTCAGGTTTCGCCTCATTAGATAACCTAGACAAACAAAATGATATAGTTACTTCAGAGGCTTCCATGAAGGCCTTTGCAAAGTTTAGAGGAAATATTCGTGAGATGCATCAGCCATTGGCTGTTGGAAAAATGATTAATTTTAAGGAAGACAAATATTTTGATCCAGATTCTAAAAAGTTTTATTCTGGAGTTTTTGTCTCCGCATACGTATCAAAAGGCGCACAAGACACATGGGAAAAAGTTCTAGATGGAACCCTTACTGGTTTTTCTATTGGCGGTAAAATGAATAAATGGGATGATGGTTATGACGAAAAGTCTGATTCTACAATTAGAATTATCAAAGACTATGACCTAATAGAGTTGAGTCTGGTTGACTCGCCAGCAAATCAATTTGCGAACATTGTATCGATTGAAAAAGTTGACGGCGTAGATGTTATTAAAGCAGACTCAACTGTTCTAGAAAATGTTTTTTACGACAAAGAAAACGGTATAGTAATCTCATCTGAAAATGAATCAGAACTTAGCCCAATTAGCGGAGAACAGATGGAAAACATAGGATTCGTTGAGAAGACGGATAATGAAAAAACAACAATGATAAAATTCTTAGTCGATAGTGCTAAAGGCATTAATACTTCTAAGATGAACAAGGAGGTACAACATATGACAAAATCAAAGACACAAGTTGAAAAGACAGATGTAGTTGAAGATGTTGTGGTCGCTCCAGAGGCAGATGCATCAG